GCGACGAACGGGGCCGCCTTCTTGTGGCCCTTCTTGTATTCCACCAGCACGTCGTCGGTGGCGAAAATGTCGGTCGCTGCGTTCGTGGGGAAGTAGCGATCCAGCAGGAAGGTGTGAAGGGGCGGGAGCTGCTGCACGGAGGCAAGCAGGTGGTGGGTGTCATAATAATTAAAAGCCATTGTTCTGTCCTCCTTCTTAGATTTCCACGGCCTCAGAGGTCAGGATCCCCGCAACGCGGAGCGCTTCTCTGTCTGCTGCCGTGACTTCGTAGCCCTCGGCTACGATCAGCCGGTTGGTATTGAAATGTCCGGTGCGGTATGCGATACCGGGCACCGTTTCGGGATCGGTCGTTGCCGTTTCGCTGTCTCCGTCTGCCTGAGTTTCAGCCGCAGGCGCTCCGGTGTCTACCGGTTCCGCGAGTACGGCGTTTGCCTTTCCCGTGGTGGCCGTGGCGATCATTTCCATGGTGCCGTCGTCTTTGCGTGCCAGCAGGGTGCCGCGTTCGAGGATCCCCTGCCCGGCTGTCAGCTGCACGCTGAACACGTCCGTGGGCGGGTAGCTGTCGGCGATCAGGTTATCGAAGCCCACGCCGCCGAGGTTTTCGTCAAGTCTGCTCATTAGTTCATACCTCCTTTTGTCTGGTTGTAGGCGGCCACTACCGCCTGAATGTCTGCGGCGTCCTGTTCTTCCTGATTGACGCCCGCGCCTCCGTTGGGAGCTGCGCCCACGTCGCCGACGCCAGAGGCCGCGCCGTCCTTCTCGTAGTTCGCGAGGAAGTTCTGGCCGGACGCTGCGCTCTGCTGCATAACGCGGAAACAGAGCTCCTGAGCGGTGCAGGGGTTGTCTCCGTACTTCGCGTCGTGGACGAGCTGCGGATCGGGGATAGAGGCCGCGATCGAGTCAATGTCTGCGAGGCGTTTCCGTTCAGCTGTCACCGCGTCAGCACTTGCCTGAGCCTGCGCCGCGTTCGTTGCTGCCTGCTCGATCTGGCTCACCAGATCAGGCTCCTGAGCTTTCAGTTCTTCGAGTGTCATGTGGTTTTTACCTCCTTCTGGTTTTGCCGCCTGATTGGTCGGCCTTATATTTGCTGCCGGTCTTGCGGCCGGTTTAGCACTTTTTTGGATCGGGATCGTGCCCGGTATATGCCGGAGCCCCTCGACGTTGTGGCCTATGCCGTTGACGTAGAGGACTTTCCGGTCGTGGCTCATGCTCATGTCGGGATCTTCCTCGTCCTCCAGCAGATTGTCGGCGAAGCCCTTCTCCAGAGCCTCCCGGCCGGTGAGCCACGTCTCCTTTGTCATCATGCCGCGCAGGGTGTCCACCGCGATCCCGGTCTTGGCGTTGTAGATTTCAGCCACGGCCCGCTCGCTGGCGTCCATTCCCTTCATAAGCTGTTTCATGTCCTGAATGTTCAGGCTGTCCCAGAGATACACACTGACGCCGTGGATCATAACGAGAGATCCGGGGTACACGGTCACGGTGTCACCGGCGCACATAATCACGCTGGCGGCACTTGCCGCGATACCCTCCACGACGACGTTCACCTCGCCGCTGAGCGCTTTCAGGGCGTTGTGGATTGCGATCCCGGTGTACAGATCCCCGCCGCAGCTGTTCAGCTTGACGGTGATGTGCCCCTTGTCCTTGACTGCTGCCAGATCCTCCATGAAGCCCTCCGGCGTGATGTAGAGTCCGGGCTCAGGTTCTCCCGTCCACCAGTCAGTCGGCTGGCGGCTCATTACGTCGCCGTAGAGAGTGATCTCGGCCTCGTCGTCTCCGACGGTCGCCACGTTCCAGAACTTTGTCGCCGTGGCGGTTGGTGCTGCTGCCGGTGCCGGGGCGGGCCCCATGCGCAGCCTGCTATTTTGTTTCATTGGCTTGCCCTCCTTGTACGGATTGTTTGATCTGCTCCGCTATAATGAGATTACGGAGCGCCTCAGAGCCCCGCCTGCGGGCTGTTTCCGGGTTGTGCGGGTTGTTGTCCCCCTCTGCCGGTTCGTCGCCTTCCTGCGGCTCCTGAGTGCCTTCCTGATCCCCTCCGGCGCCTCCGCTCTGGTGCGGATCCGGTGCCTGCCCGTCGAGCTTTTCGTTTTCGCGTTGCAGCTGCTCCACGTTGCTGTCCCACTGGCCGCCGTTGAGCCGGATCGTGCTCTGTTCGTGAGTAGAGAAGCCCTCGCTGCACGCGAGGATCTCCGCGGTGATTTCCTTCACCGGATCGAGCTGTCCCTGAGACGGGCCCAGCCACTCGCTGCCGAGGTATGCGGCATGGATCGCCGGATTAGTGAAAAAGCCCGGCGCGTAGATACGGCTGCGGGCCACCGCTTCGCTCATCCAGACTTCGTAAAGAGGGCGGCAAAAGTCGTCAGCCAGCCACTCCCGGCGCATTTTGAACGCCTTCCACGCCTCCAGCAGAGCCGCACGGCTCGCACTGTACGAGGCGTTGAACTTTTTCAGGAGCAGATCGGCCGGTATTTCCAGAGCAGCGCCCACCTGCGAGCTGATCGCCTCCGCGAATTTGTCAAAGCTCCCGTTCGGGTGTTTCGGTTCAGCGAAAACGACGTCCTCGCCGGGGTTCATTATATTGACTTGCCCCGGCCCCATGTTGTAGTCGTTTGGGTTCCTCGGCTCGCGCTCCGTTTCCTCGTTCAGCTCATTGAACGGCATATCCTCCGTGGACGCCTCCGTCTTTACGAAGGCAGTAAAAAAGGACTCGATCACCGCAGCCATGAGCTCGGACTCTGTGTAGCGCCTGAGCTGGAGCAGCGGCTCGATCACCTGCGCGAGATAACTCACGCCACGATACTGATCCGGGCGCTCCGTGTCAATGACGTGCAGCACGTTGGGGAGTCCGGTGTGTTCCTGATATGCCAGAACGCGGGCCCACTCCGTCCTCAGCGGTGCGCCGAGCTCGAAGGGGTATGTGCTGCGGATATGGTAGGCCACCACCATGCCGTCCTTGTCTACCTCCACGCCGTCGTATATGGTGTTGCCGTTGTCCGGGTTCTTCCCGGTGGTGTATAACAGAGACGTGCCGAGGCCGGAGCCGGTCGGCGTTGCGATCCGGTCTGCTTCGATCAGGTGTACCCGCAGGGAGTAGGGGAGCAGCCGCGTGGTTTTGTATTGCTTTATTATGCCGATACAATCGCCGGAGAGCAGCCACGACACGAGCGCGAGCTGCTGGAGCCCGTAGAAGTTGTTCATGCCGGTGGCGTCGCAGGCCCTTTTGTCGGACGCCCAGAGAGAGAACTCCCGCTCGGTGTCTTTCTGCCACTTTTCTGCCTGATCCGGCGTGAGTCCCAGCACCTCCCGGTCGATCCGGCTCTTTAGCCGGAGGCCGACGCCTATCACGTTTGTGCGGTTAGTCTTGATCGCTGAGGTAGCCACGGGCGCGGCCATGTATAACATGCGGGCCCGCTGCCTCATGGTGAAGTTGTGGAAGTCTATGTCCTCATGTGCGGAGCCGCTGGGAGCATTGAAGCCCTTCACGGCCCGCTTGCTCCAGCTGGCCCCTGCTTCGCCGTAGCCTTTGTTTTTCGGGCGTATGGTTTCCGGCAGATAAAGCCCCGTCTTTTTGTCGTACCTCGTTTTTCTCACCTCCTTGTCTGAAATGAAAAACGGCAGCGCCGGGGGAGTAAAGGAGCGAAACCTGCCCTCCGGGCGTTGCCGTAGTAAAGCCGGAGATCCCGGCGTTTACCCGTTACCAGTCGCGGGGGACTACTCCCACCGCACGGCGGGCAGATTGTCCCGCCAGTTCTGCCTCCAGCTCGCTGATCCGCTTCCTGAGTCTTTCGATCTCGTCCTGAATAGCGGTGAGCGGTGTCTGGTATCTTTGCAGATTTCTGGATCCGATCGTGTAGAGCTGCACGCCGTCCTTGCTGAGCATTTCCTGCTCGCGGGCCAGATAGAGATCCAGCCGGGTGCGCGTCCTTTCCAGCTCTGTGCGCACGGTTTCCTTCGATCGTCGTCTTGTCATGTGTCTGCCTCCTTACCAGTCGTCGTTGTAAAGGTTGGCCGCATTGTTTCTGCGCGGCCGCTGCTGTGCTGCAGGTTTCTTCGGTGCCTTTTTGGCGGGCAGGCTTTTGAGTCTTTTCTCCACCGCCTGCATGTCTGGGTTTATGATCTTGAAGCCTCCCAGCGCATAGTTGCGGCAGTCGAGGGCCTCGTTTCTTTCGTGGCCGGGCAGCTTTACCCATGTCCAGCGGTTGCCTCGTTTTGTCTGGGTGAGCTCCAGCTTCTCAGACAGCAGGCCGCTGAAATAATAAGAGTCGTACCCGTAGGACTCGCCGAGGGGGAAATGGCAATATTTCGGCCCGGCTTCCTGCACCAGCACGCTTGACATTATGATCTCTTTCCCGGCGTCTACGCCCAGAGTGTAGAGCCAGCACTTGCCGATTGTCTGCCCGTTTATCACGATCTTGACCTGAGAGGGAGGCGTCACGAAGGGGATCCCCTCGCCGTTGCCGCCCTTGATAGCAAAAACGCGCTTGTTTTTCCGGGCCCGGCAGCGCAGGTACACCTCTTGCGTGTAGTGGCCGCCGGAGTCCACGCAGGTGATCGAGATCCTGAGCCCGCGCTGGCTGTCCTTGAAGTGGTAGACGTGTTCGATCACGTCGTCGAGACGCTCCCACACTTCGTCGGTGTCCGGCTTTCCCATGATGTAGCCCTTTTTTATGCCCCACGTTTCGCCGTAGTGGCCGTGGCCTACGACTTCATACTCCAGCCGGTTGTCCTGAGTGTCCACTCCGCAGGTAAGGACG